TGCCTTACTCATCGGAAATCCTGCATCCAGGTACTTTTTTGTATGCTCTCTTTTGGATCTCTCTGTCTCTGCCTCTGCATTTTTCCAATTTATCCGAACCTGCCCCAACTCGGATGCATAAAAGGATAACAAGGTAACTAACTGAATACGCTGATACATTAAATCATTTATACCTGTGTAATCCATTGGCAGCTCCCTATACCAATTTATAATATCATCCAAGTCCTGGACTACCTCATCAAATTCTCTCATGATCTTTTATTTTTTGTTTATAATGGTTATACAACTCCTCCAATTCTACCTTGTTTAATTTTAGCTTGATATGCCTATTATCATCCAACCATTGGAGCTCATCCTGGCTTATTCTGTTTGTTATCCTTTTCCTATATTCATGGATATTGCCATGCATATTCCTATTACAGGGTACACATTGTCCATGTACATTCAGCTCATTAAATCTAAGGCCCTCATAAGTAGTTGCGTAAAAATGCCCTGCATCAAACTTCCTATTCTGTAGCGGAGTATCACAACTTACACAACCTCTGTTTATATCTCTTAATCTGATATATTTATTGAATACAGTTTGCACTTTCTTTTTCCAATCACTTAATGTCATGCTTTTTTCATAGTACTCCTTTCTCTCTGCCCTGGCCTTTTTTTTTGCCTGCTTTCTCATCTCTAAATTTGCATGCTCAATGGCACATTTATAGTTGCATACTTTTTGAGTTGACTTGTAAGGAGTAAACATTACTCCACACGTTTTGCATTTTTTTTGCTTTAATGGTTTCATTTAAAATAAACTACCTTGATTGCTTGAATTTGATTTAATAATTCCTTGAGCTCTTTCTAAAATATGTAGGCCTAACTCAGCATTTACCATATTACGCTCTGCTAATGGTTTACTATGTGCATGCTTATTTGTTCCTGCATATTGTTTCATCATTGTGCCCACTTCTCCTTTTGGCTGCTTTATTTGTGGTATTACAAAATTAGCCCATAAATAATGTCTTCCTATTTCTGCAGTTGGTGGTATAAAATGCTCATAATATGCTTTTACATTTTCAACACAAAACTTACCCTTACAGAATGTTTTTAAAAATATTATCTCTTGCCAAAGTTCCATCTTAGGGTATCTACTTTCTGTAATGTAGTTTATAAAATAATTAGCTTTGCTATGAGTTTGACAAGGTGGCGAAGTCCAAATAAAACCATTTTCATATTCTGTATAATGATCTAACAAATATTGATGAGCATCAGCAACTACAACTTTATCATTAGGGTAAAGCCCTTGATATTTTTCAGCTACTTTTTCATCAAATTCTACTGCTGTTATTTCGTGTTCATCTCCCCATAGTCTACGGTTACCACCTATTCCAGCATATAAATTTAAAACTTTCATAATTTGTTATATTTAAAAAGGTATATTTTTATTTGGTGTCATTCCTGCATAATAATCCTCAACCTTTTGCTCAATGGTCTGCCTCTCTGTATAGTTATTCCACTCCGATGTTGCAAGCTCAACATCCATTTTAGTTATACCTACTGCTCCATCCCTATTCTTGGCAATAATAAACTCTCCAACTCCCTCCATGCTTTCCCCATTCTCATCTGCAGTTTGGTCGTAATACTCAGGCCTATGTAAAAAGCCAACAATACTTGCATCCTGCTCAATCTCTCCACTCTCTTTTAAATCGGGTAAACTTGGCCTCTTTCCTGTTCTACCCACATCCCTACTCAATTGGGCCAATGCTATGCAAGGCACTCTATGAGCCATTACAATTCTCTTAACATCATTGGATATCTTTGTTACCTCCTGGTATCTGTTCTCACTTTTGCCTGGCATAATCTTTTGCAAGTAATCAATCATAAACAGTCCAACATCTTTGCCCTTATTCTTAACAGACTGCAATTTACTCTCAATATCCTTTGTTGTATGGCTGCCATCAAAAATAACAATGTTATCCCATGCAGGACTGCTTTTTAAATCCTCAATCCTTTGGAGCTCCATATCTGAGCATTGCCCGTATTTAATATGGTTAGAATTAATACCCAATACATTGCTTATAATCCTCCTCACTATTCTATCATGGGCCATTTCTAAGGAAAAAAACACAACAACCCTATTCTCATTAAAACAAAGGTTTCTAATCAAACTAACTGCCCATGCAGTTTTACCCATTGCCGGCCTACCTCCAACAATCATCACGTCATCAGGCTCCAGAATCAACTGCCCTCTTAAATCATTCCATCCCAATTCTAAGCCTAAAGGAATCCCTAACTTTGCTTGCTCATGTTTCTCCAATATATGATTAATGCTATCTAAGTTAGTAACCTCTTTTATTGTAGTATTTACGCTTAACAGGTCCTTAATCTTACTAACCTCCTCCAGGATGTAATGAGATCTCGGAGAAACTCCCGTTACTTCATTATTGACATTCTGCAGCATCAACATAACTTTCCTAACCGAATACTTATACCAACATTCATTCAATACTCCCTCTTTGTTTAGAGTCTCATGGAACTCAATAGAAGTTGTTAACCTGCTCAGCTTAGCAATGGTATCTTTTTCTAAGCAATTATTCTCTCTAAGCCATTGAGATATGTTTATGATATCTAAATACTGATTATCACTAACAAGGCTTGTAATGGCTCTAAATAGATTTTTATGAAATAAACTTTCAAACCATTCAGCTTTCATTTGGTTAATGTACTCACTCTGCTCCTCTTTGTTTAGATTTAAGGCTATGCCAAAAGCCTTGTCAAAAATGTTATGTTCCATAGTTTATAGATGTGGATTATATTTTAATTCTTTCTGAGGCTCCTCATTACCCCACTTGTTAAGGTTATTAGCATCTGCAAAGTAATCAATAGTAATCTGATGATTATAATTTTTTATATGCCAATCATTTTTACTTACGGTAACCATTGCTCTCATAATATGACCTTTGGTAAATCCCATCTTTAACAAATTTCTAAATTTTTGTATAGTTTTTGGAGGACATACCTCATGTTTTTTATTGAATGTATCATTAAAAAAAGCCATTAATTTTGTAGAGTCGATAGACTCTATTTTATTATTCTTATCATTCTTATCATTCTTATCATTCTTGTTAGTGGTCGCTCGTTGGCCTTTTGTTGGTCGCCTCTTGGTCGTTTGTTGGTCGTTCTGTTGGTCATCTACTTGGTACTTGGTATAGTTAACTACCTCTATTACTGTTCCTTTCCTCGAACTTTCAATGGTCAATTCGTTGGTCGTTTTTAGCCTATTTAGTGAAGTTCTAACCTGCCTACCTGTTAGCCCAGTTTCCTTAGAAAGTAGGTCTCTGGATGTGTAAAAAGTACCAGCTTTAATAACATCTCCTCTATACTTTTTGTCCTTATGATTTGCCTTTAACAAGCAATGTAAAAAAAGTCTGAAAGTATTTGGCTCATCATACCACTCCCATTCTAACAACTTTCTATGCAGCTTAATCCATCCCTCCATGTTATTCGCCAATAATATATTTTAGATCCTTTATAAGATTTAGAACTTGTTGTTTATATAAAAACATACTTGTTCCACATGAGTCTGGAGCCGCATCATAAATTATTATATCAATTTTTTCTGAGTTATCTCTTTTAATAATTTCAATATGCTCATCCTCATTTAAATAATGTTTAATTACTTTCATATCTATTAATTTAATTGTTTACAATCTTTAAAATTTTAAACCTTATATTCAAAAAAAATTTAATCCTCTTTTTTTACAAGGAAAACACTGCCAATTTTCTTATATACAACTGTGTTTTTTGCTATTCTTTGGTAAACTGCCTGTACAGAAATACCATAATAACTTGCATAATCTTTTACTGATACAAAATTATCCATATTACAAATATACTTTAAAATTTTCAATTACTTTCTTTTTCCTCAATCAATTTTATTGCCCTCTCCAGATCCCTACATTTTTCCTCTCTTACTTTCAATGCCTCTTTATACTGGCTCCAATCACTATGCTTAATTGCGTTTTGGATAACTCTAAGCTCATCCAATAGTATTTTTTTTGCGTATCTCATATTATGATATGTTTTTATAACTTTTCCAATTCTTTTTTAACTTCTAACCAATATGGGGAGTAATTTGTATATATAAGAATTTCATCAACTAAAATCAATGCACATTTCTTTCCTGCTTCATAGCCAATTTCAGCGGTACTTGGGTTTGATCCTGCATATTCTTGATACGAATATGTTTGTGTTTCCATTTTGTCAAGTAATGACAATGCTTTCTCTTTTGGTGTTTTCATAACTTTTCTAATTCTTGTTTAACTTCTTTATAGTATTGTATTGAATCATTAATATCATTTTCACCACAACAATGAATAGTTGATAATTCTTTTATAATCTCATCAACTGAAATTAATGCATTCTTAATCGCTATTGAAGTACAAAGTATCTCATTACCGCATTCAGTATCCTCATCCATTAAAACCATTCTATATTGGTTTACTAAACTTTCTGCTTTCTCTTTTTGTGTCATAATTAATCTTTTTTACCACATTCTACTGATGCAATTAAATCCATTCTATTAATACTCTCTTTTTTTAAATCTGGTATTGATTTACAAATGTTATAAGTTTTCTTTTCTTCATAGAAATACACTTCTATAAAGTTACCATTATCATCAATACTTAATTCAGCGTCATATTTAGATAATAAAGCCGCTAATTCTTCTCTGAAATAATTAATTTTTGTCATAATCTTTCTTTTTTTTCAAAATCCTCTGCTAATCCATCTTTATAGGTACTTAAAAACCTTGTAGCTTCATCCCATTTATCAATCGGAATAAATTGCTCAAAGCATTCTTTATAAGCGTCTATTTTCATAGACGCATATCTTTCCATAACATTAACTACTTCCTCCATTTCAAAAATATCTGCAATATGTAATGGCTCTTCATAAAAAGTTTCTAAAAATTTTTTTGCTGTCATAATCAATTATCTTTTTCAAGTTCTTCTAATTCTTTTCTAAGCGCATTAATTTTCTTTTGCTTATCTCTTTTACCTTTTAATTCCATGTATTCTTTTTCCTTTTTCTTCCAAACTTTCCAAGCATCCATACGTAAAGTTTCAGAATCTAAATCAAAAAATTTTTCAATTTTTATTCTGTTTTTTCCTTTCATTATGTCAGAATTATAAAACCTTGTATCTAAAATTGAACCGGCATAAATACCAAATGCATGTTCAGGGTATGATACATCGGCATGAAGATGTAAAACAAATCCATCAACCTCAATTTTGTTTTCATACTTTTTAATTTGCAGAATCTTATAATCGCCATTCAATAATTTAAGTTTTAAATTTCCTGCTAATTCTTCGATAATTTCTTCAATCCTTTTCATATTTCAATGTTTTTTAATGATGCCAACATGGACTGTGCTCTGTCCTTAACTCCTTGTACATATTTTCTCCTTTCATCAATATTAGTCTCTATCCAATAACCATTATTAGAGGCAATTAAATTAGTTATCAATCCCTGTATTCTTATGAAATTAATAATCTTTCTAATTCTCGGCTGATTTACTGAATGATACCCTGCATTTTTTAATGCTACAATCATCTGTGCATTAGTTATGGCTTTTTTACGTCCTAATTTCGTTTGTAGCCCTCGAACTATTACGGGGAGTAATACATCCCTCTCATAATCATTTAATGGCTCTGTTTGGTTTTCAAATCCTGCTATCATTTTTTAAGGCTTAATAGTTTATAATATAATTCTCTGTTGAAGCTGCTACGGATGATTAAATCACTTTTCTGAGTTTCCCATCTCTTAATATCCTCCAGGACCTTAGGCCCCACTAAAATATTATCCTGTAAAGTTTTCTCAACTTTCTTTGCTCTTGATTTTCTAAATAGCTTCATGATTTTTTGTTTAAGATTTGTAATGCTTCATTGAATGACTCCTGCAGTTTTTTTAATTCTGCCTCTCTTTCTATTAATGCCTTTTTGCGGATCTTAACATAATGCTCAAATGTTCCATACGAGTAATTAACAATATCCTCCTTAATCGTTGCAATTATCTTTTTTACCGTTGACATTTCCCATGCAAGGTCTGTTAAGATATCTAATACTGCCAATCTTTTGGCCTCTGGGTTTTCTGCAAAGCTGCTCTCAGCCTTTTTCAAAATTTGAAGTTCTAAGTAACTCATGATTGTTATGTTTTTAAAGTTATACCCAAATATATAAAATAATTTTCTATATCAAACTATCAAAGCAAAAAAAAATTAAAATAAAAAAAGGGAGCAACTAAAAGCCACTCCCCACACACCTTGATAACCAATGGAAGAAATCAAGAAAACCTATTTTAAAACTCATTGATTAAACAGAAAGTAACCATAATCTGCTCTCCACTCTGAAATGCTTTTTTGTAATACTCAATCTGATCAATGTACTTTTTTCTATCATTAATTACCTGACAACCTGCTGACCAATAACCAATGGCCCATTTAACAACCTTTAAATTAGCCAAACTAAAATCATATGTATTAGTATGGTAATTAATACCGAACCATCCAAGCTCAGGCTCTCCAATCTGCTCAATCTTTGTATTCTTATTGCCATCTCGGTATACCTTTACCCTACGGCCATTCTGTATTAATGCAGGCATCTTACCTCTATGCAGGCCATAGCTCCACACATTATAATACCATTCATCTGCTTTTAATACTGCAACCCCTCTTTTATTATACTTAAGGAATCCACCCCTTAAAACTCCGCTCCCTGCGTTAGTTGTACCCGTTAGAACTCGGATAAACTTCTCCCCCTCAAACTCATAAAACTTATCATCATAGCTATTAAATACATCCTCATTGGACCTAACTCCCAATATCCACCTTTGTTTAGGTATATTCTTAAAGTTTGGTAATTCCTTTACCCTATCCAATAACTCCTTATCCGTATATGATCTTACTTTTGTACTCATTTGAAAAGTTTAATAATCTTATCCAATGATAAAATTAAAACTAATATAAGCAGGGAAATGCCTCCGTACTTTAAATAATCCTTAAAAGTCAATTCATCACAACTCTCATAATACTTTACAGGCACTTTTACCTCAATAACCTTATCCAGGTAAACCGTATCGCATTTAGCATCAATAAAAATAGAATCATGAACTTGATGTATTTGTACTTTTAGCCTGTCCTTTTCAATTGTTATTGTATCTTTTAAGGCTATTATAAAGCTATCTAAGAGCATAACTGTATCATGTTGTACCTTTGGCACTATTATGCTTAAAGTATCCACTAAAACAACCGTATCTGTTTTGTGTACAAATGGGTACTTTTTAACCAACCTGGCATGTCTCTTTATCGGACTGCAGGATGATAATAAAACCAATGATAAAAAAAATGCTATTTTCTTGTACTTTCCCATACTGCTTCACCGAATAATACTAAAATAAAGCTCAATAACTCCCCTAATACAATCTCCAGGTTATCAATTGTTGTATATCTCAATGTTGCATAAGCCACTAATAAAATAGTAAATAAAGCAATGAATCTCTTGCTGGACTCGCTTGTATTTTTGCTTATTAGCTTTCTTATGTATTGCCAAACTTTCATTTTTGTTTAATCCCATTCTGAGCTAATATAACAACCAACTCTTGTACATTGGATGATAACTGATTGACATTCTTTGTCAATGCCTGGAGCTCCAACTGAGTAGTATGCTCAATCCTTTTAACATCATTCTCCTGCTGCTTGGCAATTAAATCAATCCTCCCCTTATTCTTACCTGTCTCAATACTGCAACGCCTAACATCATTGATTAACCTTGTCAAAAAAAAGCCAATAATACCAAGTAAGATTGACATTATAACTCCTGCTAATGTTAGTAGATTTATTTCCATTACGCTGTTAATTTTACGTTGCTACCAATGAATGCTCCTGTATTATCCTGCACCAAAGTTAATAGGCCTTGTAACGTATAAGGCAAGTTATCTGCATCTAATATCAGGCCTGAATTTATATCGGAAATTGAAACAAATGTTTTACCATCACTAATAGTATTTACTATTTCAATGCTCTCTAATCCACCAGCTCCAAACCTTGTGAAATAAAAACTGCAGCTCAATGGATACTCAAAAGTCTTTGTAACTCCTGCAATATCTCTTGTAATGATTATATAATTTCCAATAACTTCAATTTTCATCCCTCAATATTTTAATAGTATGTTCTCTTGTTTACAACCCTATCCCCAACAACACAAGTTAATACGGCCTTTCTTTGGTATTGCTCTAAGTAATCAATCTCTGGACTCTCCTGCACAATTACAGGCAGGTCCAATATTTCATGCGTATGGTTAAACTGATTGTAATCAGATATAAATAACTCATTCTCACTAAGCAGATATAAATCAGTCATTAAATCAATAATTGAATTAGTATAAGGATCTGTTTTAATCTGCCATGTATTAAGGTTTTCTCTAACAACCGTTTTAATGGTCCTATCCTGGTAAACCAAGTTATCAATCTCCATATTAGGCTGCCTATCTCCTATAAATCCATTGAATCTTAATGTATCAACAACATTGGAATCTGTGAAATCAATCCCCTCAATCTCATGCTTAAGATTAAATTTTGCTTTTAACCTTGCAGTATACTTTGCAGTCGTTAAACTGTATTCTTTTAAGTCATAAATACCCCATGTAAGAGTACCAGGAATACCCCCAATTGAATATTCTAACACTAACTTATAACAACCAATCCCATCAGATGCCAATACATCCCTCCAATTAATGGTTACATACCAAGCAAATGGCTCCCTAACAAAAGCAGTATTAAACGGGGCATACATAGTTGCAGCCCCATTTTTAGTAAGATTAAAATTAACTGTATCTGCAATACCACTCAGCTTAATCCATGCACTTGTTACATCATTCTTGTAACTTTCCGTTTCCGTTGTGTGAGCTAAAACTAACTGCTTTTCATCACAACATCGAAATGGCTCACTAAACTCATTAGTTACCTTTGCAACAGGTAATTTAATAGCCTTATACGCTGCCTGGATTCTTTCTTCTATGGTAGTACAATCACTCATTTATTACTCCTCAACAGTTAATTCTGGAGCCTCAGCAAATAATGCTTTTTCTAAAATCTGAATAGCTGCATGATAATTCAATACATCCACTCTGTTTAACGCTCCTTTAGTTACGCAATGATCTAAAGTTTTAACAATCAATGTTAATGCTTGCTGCTCCTGTGTCAATTGGTTTTCTTCCATTTTTATTTATTTAAGATGTTTATTTTCCTAAAATAGTTAAATTTCTGCAATTTCATCCTCAATAGTTACATCTGCCTCAGCCCATCCGAACTCTTGCACAAATGCAATTTTACATTGCTCTGCATAGTTATCCTGAGTAATTACTGTAGTAGGAGTAAATCCCATGATATTAATAACTCTTGTTCCATCCTCTTTTAATAACTTGAACGGTTTAAGATTTACATTATCTCTATCCTCCTTTGCTATTCTGCACGAGTAATCAATATCAATTACTCCCTCAGTTAATAACCTTGCCGTTGATACATCTAAAAAGATATAACAAGCATCTGCAGTTATATTCACATCTGCAGTTATTCCATTTACTTTCTTTAATACTTTAATTGCCATTTTACTTATTTATTTAATTATTCAAAAATCATAAACCAACTTCCAGAGCTTCCACCACTTGGAGCCGCCAATTCAGTTACCTCAATCCCTAATATATTACTTGTTGCCGTTGAACCTCCCTCAATCGTTTTAATTCCTGCCGTTAAACTTGGAGAAATACCTCCCCATGTAAAGTTATTAATATTATGATTCCAGTCAACAGGTCTACTTGTGCCTTGTGGAATCTCGATATATGCAGCAGTACCGTTACCTCCAATACACGAGCCTAATATCATACTGTTAGCAGATATTGTAAGGCTTGTAGTTGATGGATTACTTTGAGTACCATTGTAAGCCGTATTACCAACTCCATTTGAACCCGTAAAAGAATAACAAGCTGTTGATGTACTGTTCCAACTTCCACCGCTTAAAGTTACCGCAACTGTATTAGTACCCGTTGGAGGGTTTTTTAATTCCCATACTGTCCAATTAGTACTATAAGAAGTTGATTCATTTCTTTTATTGGTCATTGCCTGACCTCCATAAGTAACCCCAGTTGTTGATACTGCAGGAGCAGCAACAATAACCACCAAACAACCATCAGAACCAACATTTTGGTTATGCGAAAATGAATAGCTGCTACCTGCAGGTACTCTTACATCTGTTGTTCTATTTCCCTCTACTAATGCCATTATATGTATGGGTTTATATCAGTTATTTCATTTAATCCCATTCCCTCTACAGATGTGGTAATTTGATGCACCTCATAAACTGCAGGAGTAGTATTAAAAAATACGGAAATGTTAATTGCCCCGCTCTCTAAATCTGCCCTATTGTTATCAATCCAATTTCCATATGTTGACTCATAGTTGCTATTGATTAAAGCACAGTCCTCCATATTGGTTAAATAACCCAATGGAGTAAAATTAACATTTCCACTAACTAACTTTATTTCATTTAAAATACAGTATTCCATTATGCCTCCTCATTTACTGCAATAACATCCCATTTACTGTCCGTAGTATTATAAATACAACCAACATAGAGTAATTTACTTGCCGTTGTTGTCGTTGGTAAAGTTACTCCAATTGCTCTGAAATTTGCACCCCAAGTAATTGCTCTGCCCGTTCCATTATCCTTTATTCTGTAAACTAACTTTTGACCTTGTACTGCCGTTCCCGTAGGATTAGCAACTGTTAATGCAACTGCCTGAGCTGTTAATACTCCAGTATTTTCTTGGTTAGCATTAATGGTTAATGTTGCCGTTGATGTTGTTTCTTGAACAGTTGGATTTACAATCGTATTTGTTATTCTTTTACCACTACCAATTAAATTACCATCATTTCTAAAATCCCAAAGTTTGCTTGGCGTTGTATCTCCGTCATATATTTCAAAAGCCGTTGACGTTGATAAGGTATCTGCACCTTGAACAAGTGTTCTGCCTTGTAGTGATATTTTCTCAGAACCTATTGCACCCGTTCCACCAACATTGAAACCGCTACCGTTGATTCCATTTCTAAAAAAAGTTGCTTGTGCAGATGTTCCCGTTCTCAACCAATGTTCAAAAGTTCCACCCGTAGCCATATACATTTGACTGAAAGTAGGGTCTACTTCAAAAGTAAAATAGTCATTACCACCAGCAAAAGTATTTTGAATTTTAAATATTTCTACTGCTAAAGTAGTGCTATTTGAACCTAAAGATAAACCTTGTGTTCCACCTCTGGCGTAAAGTCTGGCTATTGTACCCCCTAAATCCGAATAAGTTTGTAAAAACCCACTTGCAGTTAAATTAAATATTTGCCCATTATTATTAGTAGCCTCAAATATTGGTAAACTTGAACTTGCTGTGTAATAAATAGAGTCAGCATCTAATTTTATTCCTCTCTGTAAAAGTGTTACAGTCGCGCCTAAGTCAAAAGTTAAAGTATCTGTTAAAGTAGCAACACGACCACTCCCAATAGTATCGTCTTGGGTATAAATAGATGCGCCAATAGTTGACTTATCAACCTCCTGAGGAATTCCATTAGCATCCCCAATCCATAGCTTATCAGTACCTAAATTTGGTAATCCTGCAGTCCTTGCCGTATTAAATACAAATAACTGACCTCCTGTTGCATCAACCTTTAAAACCTTTGCAATCCTCTGAATCTCCGTAGTTCCTCCCGTAGGCCTAACCTTTGTAAATCCTCCTGCAGTAGTTGACATATAAAGAGCATCATTAACTGCCCAGGTTTCTCCATTTGGATTCAAGGCACTTGTTGCCGTTGTATCAACTCCCGTTAATTTTCCAAATGTAGTTATATGCTTACTATTAGTATCATCCATGTTCTCTGCAGCTAAACCAATAATTGGCATAGTTGCACTACTTGAAGCATCAGCAACCTCAACAGTATGCAAATCAGCATCAAAGCCAACTAAATAAACAGGAGTACCCTTTGCAATAGTTCCTGCAGTAGACTTTTTACCGTTTATAATTACAGTTCCATGAGTTACCGCATCAACTGTAATAAACTCATTAACCGCATGATCATAAAATAATAGCTTTCCATCATCTGCAGTTGTAGGAGAAACAGGCAGCCCCGTATTTACATCCGTTAAATCATTTAACTCCGAAGCTCCTGCATTAGCATCTACATATCCCTTATCAACTAATGACCTTGCAGTAAAACTACCTGAATAATCAGCATAGTACTCAATACCCGTTTTAGTCGTTCTATCATCCTCAATAACTAAATTATTAAGAGTATTATCCCAACGTAAAGTAATTTGGTCTCCTCCTCCAACATTTAAATAGTTTGCAATCTGTAACGTGTCTTTTGTTTGGTATATCCTTGTGGCCCTTGTGGCATCCTCAGATAATTGAGTAATATCTGTATGAGTTTGCAGTATGGTTGTCTTATCTCCCGTTCCTGGATCTTCATTAACAACACTATACAATGATGGATTAGCAGATACAACTGGACCAACTCCACCGCTTGTAAATACCCCCGATAATGATGGGCCGGTTATCTGTATTTTACCAATATTTGAGCCTCCTGCACTAATGTTTTGAATTGTACCCCCAGAGCCACCAATATTAAGGCTTGTATGGTCTCCTAATGGGTCAGCAGTTCTTACATCAAAATTTGATGACTCAACCAAAAATGAACTAATTAAACCTGCACCAACCTCTCCAAACTGTAATGCACCATTCCTCATTTTGAATTGTTGTGAATTCAAATCCTGATTCCTTGATGCACTTAGAGTTAAATCATCCGTAAATAAATTTGCCGATAAAGCAGCTTTAAGTACGCTACCCTTAATTTTTGCAGTTTGGTACGCTGCTCCATCCCAATAATCAATGTCGTAGTAATCATCATCTCCAAACGTAAACCTTTCTAATGGATACTGATGTATTTTTATTCCTGCCATAATAGTTTAATTTATGCTAATATTTTTAATTCATCATCCGTTGTATACTTATCCTCATCGGATGTTGTTTCTTTACTTACCTCTGTTATATCTAAACAAACCTGCTTAATTTTTGCAGTTATTTTAACTCCATTTGATAAATCAATTTTGCTTGGATCAAACTTGCATTTTAAAGTTACAATATTTGCAGCTAAATAATCAACTGTTAATAATAATCCGCTTATTGGAGTCAAAGGATTTAAAGCATTGTTATCAAATGGTACAATGGTGCTCATAATCCATCTTGGGCTGCTCTCCTTTGGCTCTACCGTTATCATACCCCATACTTTTTGCACATCCCAATTACCCGTTGTAAGCTCATGGGTACTTTCAATATACAATAACTCTCCCTCTGGAATAATACTAACTACTGAATTATCTGATTGCCTTTTTAACTCAATTACACTATCAACATCCGCATTGTTATCATACGGGTTATCAATTAATGTATTGGTATGCACAAATGCAAGGCCATCATCATCCAGCTCCACAACCATTCTAATCTGCCAATTAGCAAGATTATCATACTGCTCCCAATCTTGTGTTTCATTTGGAGCAAAGTCTGTACTAACTCCCGACAATGGCAACCAATATTTCCAATTCAATAAGAATGGATAATAAACAGATACCTCATACTGAGTTATATCAACAACTCCCGTTAATTTAACCTCAGCATTTCTCTTATTGCTCGTAGTAGGTAACTCGGTATTAATTGTTGCAGTTTCATTCAGTAAATATTTACCTGTACTTGCCTGGTATGTAACTCCTCCAAAACTGAAATTGCTCTGTTGTAATGTAAATGAATCCTCTGTAACCGTATTATAAGCCTCTACACGCAAATTAATGCCCCTATACGTAGTTTTAAATAAATCTAAGTAGAAAGTACCATAATATGCAATATCATCCTCTGTGTCTCCTGTAAATCCCGTATGGCTCCCTGCAATGGATGTACTATTTTGTGAGTGGTCCAAAAATCCGTAATCTGAATTCATGGTCAATGGCCCTCCAACAGGTAATTCCTTAGCCAACTGAGTAGAATATGCTAAAAGGTTAGTATTTCCAACCTTTACCCATAAATAAAACAGTCTATCATCCTCATCTCTGCTCTCAAAAAAGTCCTGCAGAGTAGAATTGCAACTAAAATCTAAGTCAATAATGGCATTTCCACCACTTGGAGTAATTGAATTAATAGTAATTTCCCACTCTCCTGCTGAGTAACTTCCTACTCCATTATTGGATGTATAAGTTGTTGCCGCTGCAATGGTTGTTGTAGGCAGTAAATAAGTCAAATTATTCTGATTATAGACCTGGTTTTTATAGTAATCATCATCTATACTAACATAAGCTCCTCCAATGGCTAAATCATTGATATTTGTTCCTGCTAAATCGACCTCAATACTTACATTATTAGGAGTAACATTATACTGTAATTCACTAATTCCGCTAATAACACTCCCTCCCGTTGGAATGCTTATATTATTGGCCTCATTAAACCATCCCGTATTTGCACTTTGGTCATATTTAAACTCTGCTCTGTCAAATACCTCCCCAACTTTACTGCTCCATAAACCCTTAACAAACGTTTTAAGGCAATCTCCCGTACTAAACCAATCTTGGTTATATATTCCGCTATTAGCAAATACAAAAGTTAATTTATACTCGTTAAAACTATCCGCGTTTAAACCTGTATATTCAATATCTACCGATTGAAGAAACTGCCCTGACTCATTTCCAACCATTGAGCCACTTTGTGTGCCTCCTATTCCTAATGCAGAAAGGTTTGAAAAAAAGGCCCTTGTTATCTCTCCATCAATTAAACTTCCCGAAGCTCCTATTTGATCGTTTAAACTGTGGTTAAATTCGATTAATAAATCCTCTCTTTTTCTTGGAACTCCACCAGGTAAAGGAGCATCTAATGGTATCACAACCATTATTTCCCCTGCAGTTATATCATAAAATAACCCGGATGCCCATGTATCAACATTTAACTCAGTATCCGTTACACTTGATACCGTAGTTTCATGGCCTGTAATCAATACCCCTGCACTATCATACTTGCTAATAACAACAATATCTCCAGGCCTAAACCCCTCATCTAACCAACTTTGTGCAGGGCTTGTAAGGATGTTTAATATAGGGTCAAAAGTAAAAGGATTCGAAACAGTAGTAACACGAATTGACTCAGCAACCGTAAGCTCCAATGTACTCACATCCCCTGCATTGGATATATAAGTACTTCCTACATATCCAAAGCCATCCTGATACTCACTATTTAATACTACTACTGGCATTATTTTTTGTATTTATTAATTAATTCCTGCAATGCATTCATATCTCCCTCTTTAAACAATTTTAGCATTTTATTTGAGTCAATCTGATGCTGCTTTACTTTCTCATATTGCTCTGGAGTTAAATTTGAATAGGCCTGATTAGTTAAATTATTTAACTCCTCTAATTGCTTGGACAAATTATTAATATTTTCTTCAATCTTATTAAAATCCATTACTATTCATTTATTGCTATAATTTCAACCTTGCCACTCGCATATTCATATTGCTCTTTATATGAAATAATTGCCTGGCTTAACTCGTCTATGTACCTGATTGTTAGAATTTCACATAAAACTCCATTAATATAAGCAAAATTATTATCAAGTAAAGATACAAATTCATCTGACTTTAAACGTATTGGAACATCGGAGTAAATCTTATAACCATTTATATTAATCTCATCAATGTTGTGATAATTTTTGTAAATATTACTTGCCTTAATTTTGTCAACATAGTTTTCAGGCTGCCTCCCATTCGTAGCATACAGGACCTTAGTAACCCCAAAGTACTGCTGGCTTAATTGTGTTACTCCTATTCTGTTTTTAATCTTAGCAACATAGTTTGTTCCTCCTCCAAAAATACCAGTAACTCCATCAATTAAAACAAAGAATGCTTTTGCAATTTCCTCAATCCAACTTAATCTGCTTTTTCTAATCCCTAATGCAAACGGTATATTGATATCATTTAAGCCTTTAATGGTAACCAAATCCGAATTAATTACACTTAATGGCTCAGTACTGTACTCCGCATCCGTAGGGTCAAAAAAGTCTATTGTATTTATATCCGAGTAATCAACTTGGTAATGTATATAACTTCTTTTCCAGGCCTCAATTGTATTTAAGGTATATTCTCCTTGCCTTTTATCCTGGATGTTAAGAGCTGGCAGAATTGCATTTGTTGAAATGTTTTTCCAATAATCCCTCCTCTCAATTTGTACAACTCCATTATAAACCTTTGTACGAGCATTGAACCAAAGTTCTACGGCCTTAATCAACTCTCCTAATGTGCTAACAGTATCCTGGGCAGTTGGGTATCCCTTTGTAAAACTAAATGCAAGATCATTCTTTAAAAAGTTGAATATTCCTTTTTTACCCTTAACCAATGGCACAGGCATTAATGTTAATTTATCCCACTCATCCAATAGAGTAGAATCCAAAGTATAACCTAAGTATTCACATCCCTTTTGGATTAGGTTTTTTATCGTACATCCTTTATTGTATCTAACAATAGGAAATAAAAGCTCAAATAAATCCTGTGCTAATTTGTACAATGCAGCATAAACTGATAAAGTATAAGCAAGCTGAGCAGCAAGGGCCAATGATAATGAGATAATTTCCCCTAATGATGGAGCAGGAGGCAGGCCGATATTCGGAGTAGTGGCCTCAATTAAATCCCTTGTTGCAGTTACCAGGTCCTTAGTAGCTTGAATTGCCTCCTTTGTCATTACATAGGTAGCAAGGCTCAAAGTTACTGCTAACTCTAATTGATTATCAGCTATAATTAAATAGGGTATATCAACAAATGGAAACACAACCCCTTTACTATTCATTAACTCAAATGAAAGGCCATCTGCATTCTCAAAAAAGTTGTCATAGGCTTTTCGCTTTTTAATCTTAACCTCAATTTCAAAATCTCTGTAAGTAGTTCCCTCTGCTAAATCAACATAATACTCTAAAGTAATACCGCTATCAGTTACAATAGTATAGGGAATACCCTCAAATACTCCCTGAGTTGATATATGATTTAAAATTATCTCCCTTGCCTCTCTTGGAAGTATAACCGTATCCGCATCAATCTGCAGCATATTAGGATTGCCCGTATAATCAGTATTCAATCCAATCTCTAATACGTTTCTTGGGCTAACAGGAACCCCATTTAAATAATGTTTCATCCTACTCTATAACGGTTATAAATCTTAGTATTCCCTTTTTTTGTAGTCCTTGAAATTGCCATTGCTCCATCAACAATCTGCTCTAACTGAATATTAGTTTCGGGTTTATTTGCAATAACTCTCTCTAAGCTATCCAATTTCTCCGCTAATATACTAACTCCGCTTAAGTCATTAGATAACACTAAACCGCTCTCAACATCCCTCACAAGGCCGTTTTGATAATTATATGCTAATTGTGAAAGTTCATCATTGGACATATTACCGATAAGGTCATTGTTTTTCTTTGGTACAACTCTCTCATTTGGATGTAGGATTGAAAGGAATCCACCTTTACCATCTACTCCTCTACCATTCTTTCCAGTATCCTCAATACCATCAAAAAACATTGGTAAACTCTTAATAAACTCAGTTAATAAAACAGTATCAGTAATTGTTTTCCGCAATGGGTTTTTAACCTCAGGGTTTTGGCTATTAGTCAAGTAAGTTTCCAAAACAGTAGATGCCAATTGGATACGTTGTTTACGTTTTTCCATTTGCTCTCTTTTTCTGTTCTGCTCTGCCATTAATTTTGCCTCCTCTGCCATGCTTTCCTTAGCTAAAATGTTACCACTCTCAGCCAATGCAGCAAGTGAATCATATCTCCTCTCAGATGCAGCAATCTCCTCATCTATCTTTGCAATCCTTTTATCAGCCAATGCTATACTTGCATCAGTTAAAGCCTCTAATACTGACAATTGTTCCTCTAACCTTTTCTCTGCAGCCTCCTTTGCTATCTCTGCATCCTTTTCTGCTTTCTTTTTCTTGTTTTCAGTATCAGTATCATCAAGGTCCTTTTTTTTATCAACAACATCCTGCTCTAATCGAATAATGTCATTTGCAAGTTTTTCGTTAATCTCCTCAATCTTAGCTGCCTTTTGGTCCTCCTCAAGAATCTCCTCCTCCGCAACTTGTCTATCATAAGCAGCTTGGTCCTTTAATTGTTTAATTTGGATTGCCTTAATTTCATCCAATCTATTTTTGAGTTTCTTAATGCTCTCCTGCCCTGTTATGGTTTCATCATCATAGGACTTTTCTCTTAAATCCTTTTGAACATCAAACTCCTTTTGTAATAACTCAACCTTTAAATCATAATTATCCTGCTCAATAGCCTGCTCACTTTCTAAAATTGCTCTGTTTTTATCCAATGTTTTTTGTGCAGTCTCATTCTCTAAATCAGATAAATCTTGAACTACAATTTTACGCTCCTTAAGAATCTCCAGGATTCTTGTTAATGTGGTTTCGTTTAAATCATACTTTTTTAAAGTTCTACGGATTTCAGCCTCATCATTCATCTGTAATAACTTGTCAAAATCAATCCTTTTCTTAGTATAATCCTGGACCAACTTAACTTGATTAGCAAAGGCACTATCTGCCAATGCTCTTGTTTCTTCTGTTAATGCTGCCCTTTCTGCTAATGTTGTTTTTTCATTACTTATAATCCTTTCATTGATTGACTTTTGGACATCAAAGGCATCTATTGCATAATCTAATTCTTTCTCAAAATCATCCTTTTGCGTATTTCTCTGCTCCATTGCATTCTTAGCCAATGCAGAGTTTAATTCATTATCCTTTGCAATTAATTCTGTTTTAGCATCCATTAACTCAGTAAGTGTATCGGAGTTAATTTTCATTTTTGCGTTTTCATTATCCAAAAATTCAAGGTTTTTAATTTGTTGAAGATTGTAATCATACCCTTTGTTCAACAATTCCTCTCTGATTTTCATGGCTTTTACATCGACATTCTGTTGAACTAAAACCTTTTCAAGTTTTATACGCTCTTGAACCACTTTATTATACTCATCCTGAGCAGCTCTCTGTTGTCTAAAACTCAGAGTCATATCTCCTGCCCTTTCGCTCAACAGTTCCTCCTCTCCTCTTAACCTTTCAATTTCATCACTCGTTTTTGCCAATGCGTTTTCGTAAGCAAATGTTGCTTTTATAGTCTCATCAATTTGGTCAAACACATCTCCAATAGAGTAATCTTTTTTATCAAGTTCCTCCAATCTTTTATCAATCTCAGATAATCTTTTTTCAACTTCGTTTTGGTCTCCTATTCCAAAAAAATCTTTAAACTCTAATTTTGTTTGTTCAATGGATAGTCCAATACCCTCAAACCAATCCATTACCTTTTGACCAAACATAGATATAGTTGCAGAGGCCTTTGCCATTGTTCCCTGCATATTTAACACTCCCTCTCTGGTATCTCCCATTGAGCTAACAAGTGAACCCAACATTGTAATTAATATTGCAATACCGGAGGCCTTAACTGCCTTACCTACTAACCTAATTTTTTTAGCAGATGTATCAGCAGCCTTTGCTTGTATCATGAATGCCTTTGCTTGGTCCTTTAAGCCATTAATGGAGTCCTTAATCCCTCCTATCATATCGCCAAGTGGCCCTAATGCTTTCTCAACTGACTCAGTATAATTACCTACATTTAACTTTTGTTTCTTTAATGCATCAGAGTTTTCCTTGATTACCTCGTTATTTTCGTCAAGCTCATCATTTATTTCTTTTAATCTTTGTCTCCCCTCCTCAGTTTCTAAGTTTAACTTTTCTCTTTCTCTCCTTAATACCCTGCTCTTAGCTGCAATTTTCTCCAATGTTCCGGCTTGCTCATCCTGGAGTATCAATTCATCTGCAATTGCCTTTTTTTGCTCAGCAGTAGCCTTTTGTAGCTTAATTTTTGCCTTTATCTCCTCACGAGTTAGAGCAACATTTTTCTTTTTCTGCTTTTCCTCTTTTTCCTCCTGCCTTATTTGTTCCTTTACAATCTTTAATTCCTGCTCCTCAAGTTTATTCTTTTGCATTTGAGTTTTAATGCTCTCCTGCTCCAGCTTTTCTAACTTGGTTTCTGCTTCAATCTGAGCCTTTATTGCCTGTGCCTTTGCCTTATCAAGTTTAATAGATTGCTCCATCGTATCATTCATAATATCAACAGATTTATTGACATTACTAATGCTTTCCAAAGTAGCCTGCAGAGGCTTTTGCAACTCTCTTTTAACCACAATAGCCGTTTGGCTCAAAGAATCATTTAATTCGTTTATATGAGCTATTGTTTTTTCCGCAGAATCTCTAATATCTTTGTACAAGTCCTGCTCTGCTATCTCAGACCTTTTTATTTGCTTTGCCATATTCCTCTAATATTACAAAATACTCTTTAACAGTTGTAGTTTTTTGGTCAATTTTATAACCTAAAAACATACCCAACCAAGTTAATATTACTTCTATCTTTTTACCTCCTGCAAAATGTATCTCTAAATCTCTAATCCTTTGCTCCTGGATCTCAATTTCTGTTAGCTTAAACCTTTCCTTAGTTATTACATACTCACTCTGCAGTAATGCTTTTTTCTTTTGTGCATCCAGGTACTTTTTATACCTCGTATCTAATCCAAACTCCTTAAGGTATTCATTATACAGTTTTTTCCAATGGATGTAATCCTGTACCTTGCTCCCTTTTTTATCAATTCTCGTGTATTCTAACTTTCCATTGTTACACTTAATCCAATTGTATAATGGCATCTCATCAATCGAGCTCCAATATTTTTCTTGCGTACTTGATGTAATTCTCTTTAACCATTTCAGCATATTTATCCAGGTTTTCTTGTGTGAGTCCTAATATACTAATACTCCACCAATCTTTATCTTCCATTTTTTGGTAGTTAGCATCTATTATAATGCTATCCGCTAAAACTTTAATATACATTGACCTAAAAAACTCCCCTGTATCATTTAAGTTATATGGGTCTCCCTCCTGCTTTCTTCCTCCGCTTATTATCTCAGTCATGAAGCTATAAGTACCAATAATCTCATTGTTCTCATCAACCCCCTCAGCCATTAATTGGGCCTCTCTAATAAGGTTTAAAACATCCTCCTTAACCTGGGAAGTATGGGCATCTAACCATGCAACAGAGTCAAATAATAACCTTGTTTTTTTTAGATGTTCATCTATTGCTGTTTCTCCTATCATAACCTATAAACAAAAAAGGAGGACAAATGCCCTCCCTTATATCACTCCTTAGCTTTTTTTGGAGGCCTTTTTTTAGCCTTTGGATTTGCCTCATTCCATGCCCTTTCTACTATCTTGCTATCAATTGAAACAAAACTACTCAAAGCCGTTTGTTTTGATATGCTTTTTAGAGTCTTAACACTAAATGAGTATTTTCCAATCTTAATATCCATTAAGCAGTTGCAGTTGCGTTACCCTCATATCCTGTCTTAGCAACAGAAACTTTTAACACATCTCCACCAGTAACAGTTCCACCAACAGAATAATCTAAGGAGTAAGTTCCATCTGGATTCTCTGTAACTGTATCAGGCGCAAAAGTAACATCCTGAGTAACGTTATAAATTGACCAATCTGCCGTTGCCGTAGCTCCTTTGTAAAGGATCTTATTAACTGCAGTTCCATAATCTAATTTAGCAGTAAAAGTAGCAGTCGTAGTTGATACCGCTAAGCTAATTAAATTAACATCCTTTAACCCCTCTAATTGAGTAAAGTCTTGTCCTGCCTCCTCTACATTAATCATGTACATAGTTGACTCATCAAATAATCTGTCAAAGTCAAATCCTAACATAATTTTTTGAGTAGTTGAGTCAGTAGCAAAAGCAAACTTAGGGTCAAAGCTCGGATTGTCAACAGGAATTGGATATAAGTATCCTCCCTCCTCACTTCCAATAAGGTTACCGTTAACATCAACAATGTACATCCCGAAGTCTACACATCTGTTCATTTGTAACTTACCTAAGAAAGTTGGAGTTGAGTCCTCTGCCCAAAGTTCTCCTGTAAAGCTTCTTTTACCTTGTCTTAAGAATACCATTCTACCACTATTAGACTCCTCAAACTGAGAATCAGCCTTTGGTAATTCTACATTCTCAAATGCAGGTAAAGGGAACCATCTTTTTGAAGAATCTGCCTCATTTACTAAATCTGCCCACGTTGGTAACGTAGTACTTAAATCAATACCATTTCTTGAACCATCATTCGCAAATAATGGAACCATGATAAAACTCGATGTGATACCAAAAATTGGCACACAGTTAGGTCTACCTGTATTAGATAAACCTGCATCACAATTACAACCAATCATAACTTTTTATTTTTTAACATTTACAATTTTCTTTATATCGAGTCAGAGTAACTTCCAATGCAACCCCCGATAAATTTGCATCTAAGACATTTTGAACAACTCCTGTTTCCTGCTCTACTCCAAAACGGGAAAAGGTTTTATAACGGTAATTTTCTACTGTTTTATACAATCTGTTTTGCTCTATTACTTCAAGTAATTCAATCATTAACTTTTGCATAGGTATAACAACCTGCTCTCTATGGTCCTTTGTGTAGTATTGGCTTGGATCAGTCTCATCTAAAAAGAATAATCTAATATCAATATCCTTTTCAACTGCAGAGCTCCTCCCGTATCCCGTTTCACTTATTACCTCTAATAACCAAATCAACGGCAATTTATTCTCCAGGTTACTATCTGCCAAATTCCACTCCATATTTGTAGCTCTCTTGGTCCCTGTAATAAAGAAAGGATTTTTCAAATAAAAAGTACCATCCAACTCTCCATCAATTAATGGCTCAGCTTTTATGTACTCATCATAACCTATCTCGGTAATCCTAAACTCCCTATCAAGTGAATCAGTAACTATCTTACCAACCCTGGCCCATTTAGTGTTACATACAAAAGTTTTTTGAGTAGCATCATCATAGCTCCCAATGATACTATTGTCAATGCTCTCAACCAATCCTCTTATGTACTCACTTGCCTCAATCATAACCAATAAGCTAAACCAATGCTCATACCGTTGTATTTAAGATAATCTGAACTATTATCACAGATATAATACTGTATTGCCTTAAAAGTCCTTACACTATCATTATAACGTGTATAAATCATTGAATTTAATGTACTAACATTTTCTGAGTTTTCTCCCGTAGGTCTAACATTCCCAGAAACTGCAACCGTATTAGTTAAATCCTTTAAATACTGGTAATAAACAAAACCCTTGATCATATCAATCATGCCCTCAGAAATATGAATATAACAGTCAACATTATCATACTCAAAAGACTCATAAACCTTTATAAATCTTGCTGACTGTGGAACTCCTGCAACTAAATCAGCAACAAATTCATTAAACAATTCAACCCCTAACAATTTAACTAAATACTGTCTTTCGTACTTGTCAATATATGCCTGGATTTTTGCCTGCTCATACATCCCATGATGGAGCTCAAATTTGCCTTTTCCAAAGTCGTTGTATGTAATCCCTAATAAACTCATATCACTTTAGGTAAAGCCCCTACTTTTTTGCAGGGGCCTTTTTTGTTTTTACCGTTTTTTTAACCGTTGCTCTCTTTTTCTTTGTGCTCTTACAATCCTCGCACTCCTCACAATCAGAACCACAATCAGATACAACTGCAATTGAGTTTGTAAGTAAAAAGTATGCCTGCTCCTCAGTTACCTGGATAACAGAATCCTTTTTATTGCTCCCGTAATCTCTTATCAATTTTACCTTTTTCATGACTCTAAATTATTTAAAATTAAGGTGCAGTAATAGCCGTTAATGCAGCAGTAATGTCAGTACATTTCATGAATGCATCTTGGTTAATTTGAGCAACATGGAACTGTAATCTTTCAACTACTTTCAACGTAACAATCTCATGCTCGAAGTTGTCATTGTTTTCGTAGCTCATCTCTAATGTAGCTCCTTGTCTGTCTAAAATCTCACCCTTAGATGAATCAAAAACATAAAGTGTATTAGCAGCTACTAATGGAGAAGTTACAATTCTCATTCCGTTTAATACTCCATCCCCTTGCATAACAAAGTTTGGTAATAAGTAATCGTTTTGAGAATTCTTTTGGTGCATAAACTTAACATAATCGTTATAATTCATAACAATTGTATCAGCATCCCATGCATTTTCTTGACCAAAAGTAAAAATCTGTGCTTTCATAGCAGCAGTTAATTCAGCCAATGTTGCAGATTGGAACGCTCCAGTAAATGGTGCCAATACGTTAGCAGCATCAAACTCAGATGCAATTACATCAATAGAAAGGATATCACCTGAACCTAATAAGATTTCTGCCTCCTCTTTCAACTTAACTGACTCATTAACTAATTGCTCAACCTCTGACGCTACGAATGAATAATCCTCAATCATATCAATACAGATGTCAACAAAGTCTCTGATTTTTTGGATCTGAACTGTTCTGTTAACCCAAGTAGTTTTAGTATTCGATGTAGATGTAGCACAAGCAACAACAACTTTTGCATCTCTTGTTACAACATCCTGCTCTCTGTACTTAATGTACTCAGTTGATACGTTTACACGTCTGAATAAGTCAACAATTCTTGTAGCTCTTACAGGCTTTTTAATAGTACCTGGTAAGATTGTTGCATAATCATCACGAGTACCAATATCAGTAGGATCTTGTTGTGCTTTTAAAGCAATCTCAACCTTTCCTTTTCCTGACTTAACTACTTCCTTGATTTTATCAGCTTTTTCTGATAATAAATCAACCAATGACTTTCTTTTAGCAGGAGCATTCTTTTTTGCCTCCTTTAAACCTGCAACTGCAGACTCTAATTCAACAAACTTTGCTTTAAGCTCAGTAGTATTGTCCTTTTCTGCTAATGTCTTGATTTCTGCCAATTCTGACTTTAATCCCTCTAATGATTCTTGGCTAACTAATCCTTTAGTAGCCTCTCCAATTTTGCTCTCGAACTTTTCGATTACTTCCTGTGGTGTTAATTTTTCGTTTTCCACTTTTTTAAATTTTACTTATTTAACAATTGATTTAACTCTGCCCAATTAAAACTTTGTTCATTATTGACTTGCTTAACTGCCTCTGTTTTGGGCGAAACAAAGTTAATTGTTGCAAGGTCAACTAAACGCGAGTTTAAATATTTTAATTTCATCTCCAGGTTATACAACCTTTCATCTGTACCTCTACCATTGATTAAGGCCTTTGTTACTACGTTAATTTCCTTTGTAAGTTTCTCTAAGGCATTTTCCTTATCCTCACTTTTACCTACGCTTAAAACCTCTGTAAATTCGTTGGCTCCAAAAGTAACTGCAGAACCCTCGAATAATTTTACCTCATCAATTCGGTAATATCCTTTGTCATTCTCCTCAATCCATTTAACTGAATCAGTCATATATTGGAACCCAATAGAATGCTCCTTGATAATTCCCTCCTCGTAATCTCTTAACGCATCCTCGCCCTTTGTGGATGTAGATAACTTAGCAACTGCAAATAGGCCATTGTTATCCTCCTCCAATTTTAGGAACTTTCCAATCTGATGCTGCCAATCATGGTAACGTAAAAATGCAATGTTTCTATTTGAATCTGATCCTGGACCCCTCTCTCTGATGCTTTTCTCAAATGCACCTTTAACAATCATGTCATTGTCCGAATCAATTACATCAAACTTGGATAGGTACATTGCAACCTCTCTTTTTCCCAATGAAATATCCTTGATAGAATTATCAAAGGACTTTATTGTATATTGGTTTAACCCTCTTTTCATTGATTTATTTACTTTTAAACTCTGTTATAATAACAAATTTATTTTTAAAATTAACTATTTTTGAAGATATTGATACGTAATTTATAGAAATTTTTGTATGCAAAACAACTTCTGGACAAATATATTCGGGTGGACAAGTGGTAAAAATGACAACTTGATTAAAATGCTAACCCGACAAACTAACCAATTTTGGGGCAACACTAAACCAACTTGGATTGATACTGATAAACCCTATGAACTGTATATACAGATTCCTGAGCTGAGAACAGTTATTAATAAACGTGCTATCATGATGTCCAGCGGAGTACCAAAACTTTGCGACATGGATGGTAACCCTGTGGAATCTCATTGGGCCATTGATTTAATAAATAATCCAAACCCAACTCAATCATGGGCAGATGTAATTTTTTCTTTATCCGTTAATGATGGACTGTTTAACAATTCTTTTGCTTACTGCCCACAACGGTCATTTGATATTAGAAACCTGCTTGTTCCTTTACCAAGTAATAAAGTTAAAATTGTTGGTACTGGTAAGTACTTGGACCAACTTGATACGGATGGATTAATAAAGGAGTTTCAATTTTGGTATGACTCTAAAAAGTACGATACTATTGAAGTTCCTGATATGATCTATTTAAATACTCCCGACGGTATAAACTTGCTTAATCCTATCAACCGTATTGATACGCTTAAATACCCACTATCTAATATCATGGCATCCTATAATAAAAGGAATGTAATATTGGAGAACATGGGAGCTATTGGTATCCTATCATCAAAAAAGTCAGACATGGGAGGAGCTTTGCCAATGACTCCGGAGGAACGTGAGGAGATTCAAGCAGACTGGTTAAGGAGGAGCAAAGATAAATTAGTAATGACTGAGGCAGATGTAAATTGGACTCCAATGTCATACCCTACAAAGGACCTAATGTTATTTGAGGAGCTAACAGAGGATAAAATGGCAATCATTGATGCATATGGCCTTTCTTATTATTTATTCTCTCAGTCAAACGGGGCAACCTTTACCAATGTAAAAGAGGGAATGAGAATGTCTTACCAGGATACGATAATACCCGAAACTGAGCAAATGTATGCAACAATCTCTCAGCAGTTAGGACTAATCAATGAGGGACTTTATATTAAGCCGGATTTCTCACATATCCCAGTTCTACAAAGTGATAAGGCAAGCGAATCAGCAACCGTTGTTAGCTTAGTACAGAATGGAGTAATTGATTCTAATGAGGCAAGAAATGTATTAGGGTATCCAGAACAAGAGGAGCAAGAGAGAGCAATACAGGCTCTTAATGGAGCTCAAGTTACATCTATGGTAACAGTTGCAGAGAAAGTTGCTGAGGGAATATTGAGCAAGGAGTCTGCAATTGAAATATTAATTGTGTCGTTTGGTATATCAAGGCAGCAGGCAGAAAGTATTATTAACAGTATCAATCCAACAAATATACAAGGATAACAGATTATAAACGCAAAGGCCCATAATAGGGCCTCAGTCGTTCAAACTCGTTTATAAGGATGTTGTACACAATGCTACAATAGTGCATCAAATAAA